CTTGTTTACTACCCACCATCCACCGGGACGTTTGTCCGCAGCTTTCGCATAGCCAGCAAGCTGTGCTACATACCCGAAAGCATCACTTTGTCTAAGAGTGTCGAAGGATTCAAACTTGTGAGTATACGACCAATTAGATGCTGATTTAACATCATCAACAGCACCATCAATAACAACATCATAGGTGCCAGTGACGGATGTATCATCATCAAGTTTGAGAGTAACCTTTTCATCATCTTCATACTTTACTCCTGCTTCTTTCAGTAGACCCTTGAAGACTGCTTCAACAATGTCTCCAATCATCATGTTCATCACGAAGGTGGTTGGAAGGGGCAACGCTTCCTCTGGCTCGTTCTTCTCAAACCAAAGCTGACAAGTTGGCCTACCCACGTTTGACATACGCAGACCAAACTTGTCTCGCTTATTGCCCCCACCAAACTGACGTGCAAGTGCATACTTTACATCACGACCAACTTGCTTAATGGTATCCTCCGACATGGTGGACTTACCATTAGCAGCGTTCTCCATGTATTGATGCAACGCCAGTTCAGCGGGGTGGTTCATTACGCTACCTCTTCTTCTACTTCGATATCAACAAAGTCGTCCACAATGTCGCTATCTTCGTCGTCCATGTGCGAGTTTGCTTTCTCTGCCCATGCATTGACAATGTAGCTATTGTAGTTATCGACCCACGACATGAAGTCACCGAACAGTTCCTGATCCTTGTTTGTCAGTTCGATGACGTTGGTCACATCAAGAGATGCGATAGGCACGTAGTACTTACCACCAGTCTGTAGACTCCTCTCCTCTGTGTTGAGACTGATGTTATGCTGCACAGGAAGCCGCTGCATCTTAGCCAGCGTTTCAAAGCTGCCACCTACTTCTTTGAATGCTTCCCGATTGTCAATCTCCCAGATGAATGGCTCACCTTCAACAGTGACAGACTTGCCTGTCTCGTCTGTGGCGTTCATCATATCGACTGTGCCAAGAACAACACGAACACGTTTGATCTGCTTGATCAAGTTCTGCATGTTCTCTGGAAGTGCCTTGAAGTCTTTGATGTATCCTGCAGGTTTACCACAGTTGAATCCACCAAAGTTGTCCTTCAAGTCGATGTTCAGGCTATCTGCCATGATCGTCTTGACGAAGCCGTCGTTAGACCACCGCTTGTACATGAAGCGTTGCAGATACGGACGAACCTTTGCTGATTGGGCGTAGTAGGTAGGCCCATCAGGAATGTCCAACTTGAACGTACCACCCTTGACGAGAATCTTGTCGTCACCAAGAATGGGCGAGTGGTTGATGCGCATTCGGGCCAAGCTGCTGGACTTACCAGTGCCTGTTCCCTCATTCGCAATACCCATAGCCTTTGCCATAGCGGCGTAGTTATTGGTATCAATGGTTGTCAGTTGTGTCATACTTTTCTCCTTTCTTTTAGTTCAAGAGCCATAGTTATATCATGCCACGTCTTTTGTGTCAAGCCAGTTTGGCCCAATTTTTGCTTCCAAAAGCAGTGGTACATTCATATTGACGCCCCACCTACCTGCAATCAAAGCTGGCAACTCCTCGTTTGTTTTGTGGATAGCCTGCATTACAAGCCGCTCTTCGTGTGGGTGTACATCAATAACAATACTATCGTGTACGGTGTTGACGATACAAGACTTAGCATAGGCTAGTTGTTCGTCTATGAATAATAGTGCAATAGGCACTATGTCAGCCGTTGCGAATGACTGCACCGGATAGTTCTTGATTTGTGTAAAGTTTGTAACCCTGCCGCTTGCCTTACGTTTTACATCAGGAAAAGCAAACTGTCTGCCTGATGGTGTAGTAATCATACCAGTAGTCATAGCCTCTTTAGCCAGTCTGGAATGCCAAGCTGCGATCCCTTTGTACTTCTCCGTGAAGTGGTTGTAATACTCTGCTTCCGCTGGAGTTCTCCCAAAGCCCGTTGCGCCATAAAGCGGTGCGAACGTATGCGCCTTTGCAGTCTGGCGATCCGTAGGTTGACCAGCATCGGTAATAACCTTAGCGGTGTATGAGTGTACATCAAATCCAGTAGATACTTCATCCATTGCTACTCCATCTTGTGATAGGAATGCTGCTGCACGGAACTCAAGCTGTGCAAAGTCAGCCTCCATAATCTTGCCATCTTTCCACCTAGATACAAACACTTTCTTGACAGGGAAAGTGTTGCCACGTGGCATGTTCTGCATGTTTGGGTCTACACTGGACAGTCGTCCAGTTGCAGCACGGTGCTGCAGCAATCTGACATGAAGCATGCCGTCCTGCTTGGTGAATGTAGTGATACCATCAACAAAGGATGACAGGTAGGTATCAATGGCAGACAGTCTCCTGATCTTAGCTAGGAACTCCTCTGCATCTGTCATGTCCTTACCACGTGCTACTGCCTCTAGCTTTTCAAGGCTCTGCTTGTTTGTCACAAAGCCATTGGCCGATGCCCACTTTGCTGACGGTGGCTTGAAACGTAGACCGGCAACTTGTTTAGTGGGCCGGAAGTGATAGCCAATACCAGAGCATGACTTACACATAGTCTCTCTAGCAAACGGTGTTCCGTCTTTCTTGGTGCGACGGACTTTACCTTTGCCATTACACTCGACACATCTCTCCGCAACAGTCTTGTATACACGTTCAGTACCTGCACTGACCAGTGAATTGAAATCAGACTGGTCCATATATGGGTCAATAGTGTTGGCCCAATACTGTTTGTCACGAACCCTACGGCTGTAGATAATCCAAGACAGCTGCTCCGGGCTGTTTAGGTTGATAGGCGTATCACCCATGAGTGATCGAACCTGCTCATTCAACTCCTTTGTCAGTGTATTCTTCTCATTCACATAGTCCTCTCGCACAGACTCAAGCTGCTCAAGGTCAACACTGAAACCGTTGCGATATATCTTAGCCAAACATACCGACATCTCATTAGACAGGATGACGCTTGTCATAAGGCTGCTATACTCAGGACTGTTCAACTTACGATACTGCAAGTCGGACAGTTCCTGTGTCGCATGCAGGTCAGCAGAAAGATACTCACACAGTTCATCTATAGGGATGTCACGTGTAGTATATCCCTTGGCGAAATACTCTTTCAGTGTTCCCTGTTTCTGCGTATCCAACTCATAGCGTTCAGCACAAGCCTCAAGAGACAGTGGCTCTTTGATACCACGCTGCAGTACATACTCAGCCAGCATCGTGTCGAATACCGGGCCGTCGTATTTGAAACCTGACTCCCACAGCCACAACAGATCGTGTGCTGCGTTGTGCATGATCAGCACAGTAGCCTCGTCAAGAAACATCTGCACACGATCATGGTAGTCGTGCTGGCTTTCATGCTCTGCGTGATCGAATGGGAAGTGGTGTTCCACTCCCGCATCCGTCAGCACACCAACCATCGTAAGGCTGTTAGATGGCTCGAATGGGTCGAGGTGCATCTTGCCGTCACGATGAGTTACAGTGTTTTCTACATCAAGAGTTACTTTCATGTCAGCCCTCAACCATCTCCGTCATGTCCAGTGGTATCTGGTAGAAGTATTCACCCTTGCGTACACGCTTGTTAGGAACCTCTACTGGTGTCAGTTTCTTGACATCATCTGACCAGAAGGTGAATGCACGAGTAAGCTGCTCGTTCCAGATGAAGAACAGTGTGCGCTCTTTCAGAAACTTACTCTTGCGTTCTGGTAACTGGACATTGGGGAATGGAAAGCTGTCTGTCTTCCAAAGCACCTTCACCTCGCACTCGACCATGAACTCGTTCATCTCTGACTTTGCAATCAGGTCTTGTGCGTAACGGTTAGGATGCTCGACAACTTGATATCCCAAGCCTTGAAGATATTCAGTAGTCTTGTCCTTCGCCTTCTGGTCGTAGAGGGCGTAGTCGATTTTGCTAAACTGTTTACGTATCATACTGTGTACCTCGCTGTTTGGTTTTCCAGTTCGCAGTGTACCACACAATGCACCCCGGTCAACTTGTTTTTGACAATGTTCAGATGACGTTGATTATCTTCTTCATCAGCACCCTCCACGATTGGGTTCTTCGCAATCAGAATCATCAAGTCAGCCTCTGCTGCCTTGCCTGTACGTGAACCCTCCATCATGCTCTGGTTGAGCAATACCTTGCCCTCTGCCTCTGCAGATAGCTGCGACATGTAGAACATAGCACAGTTGTACTGCTTCGCAATCATACGAGCATGAATGGCATTGGCCTTGAGTGCTTCGTCAGTACGAGCAAAGCCACCTGTCCGGGCGAACTTGTCACCCATGTCAAGCAGAACAATGTCCGGCTTGTATGACTTACAGATGCTCTCGACCCATGCCATGTCCCGGCCTGTGGCATCCTTGATCTTGATACGCTCCTTAACAGGGGCATACAGGTCACGTGCCTTGCTAGGGTTCTTCTTGATCTCCTGCATGGTCATGCCGGTAGCAGCCGTCAGGTAACGTGCGCCTACACGGTGATAGCCTTCCTCGTTACAGAGGATGATGCAGTTGGCACCCTGATGTGCAAAGCCACCGGGGCTGGCAATCAAGCTGGCATGGAACGATGTCTTACCTGTGTTTGGCCGTGCGCCAATCTCAATCAGGTGGCCGTCGTTGACGCCCTCCACCTTACGTGCAAGGCTAGGGATGTTGAACGTCCACCGTGCCTCAAGGTCGTTACGAGCCAGCAGGGTTTCAAGGTCAATGTCTTCCCAATCCACATTCAGGTTAGGTGTGAAGTCCTCTGCGTACTGCTCAAGCAGCAAGCGCAGTGGCTCAAGTGTAGACTTGTCACCGTTGACGTAATCAACGCCCAGCCGTGCAATGTCCTCACCTACAACCTTCTGAAACAGCTTTGACAGCACCTCCTGTGCTACGTCGCCACCCATAGGCTGCTCACGCTTGATCTTCTGGAACAGACCACTGAAGACCTGCTTCTCTGCCGTAGTCATGGCAGGATTGTTGGACAGCAACAATGCTTCAACTTCATCAGGTGTCACTGTGCGTGAGTACCTGTCCATTGCTACGTCGATAGTCTTCTTGATCTTCTGCGCATCCTTGCTGAACAGTCGATCAGGACACCTTGCTCCACGATGTTCATCGTAGAACTCTTTGTCCATCATACTTCTAATCAGTGATAATTCCATTGAGATTCTCCATATCTGTCGGGTTACGATATTTGAGGTCGTCTTCAAGACGCAGGACACGAACATCGTTTACATGTCCTCTGAGTTCCTTACTGAACTCTATTGATTTAGTCAACGCATCGGGGTCAAGTGCGATGATTGCTGTTGAGAACTGCGAGAGAAATCCTTTATGCGATTCCTGCAGAGACGTGCCAAGAAGCGCAACCCCGACAAAGGACGTAGAACCGTAACCAACAACGGCAGCACTCACGCAGTCCTCAACAACTACGGCGACATTACCACGACCACATGTGTATGGCAAGCCACTATTTCCATATCTTCTCCATTTAGGCTGAATATTTTTCATGGCACGGCCTGTCGCATCGACAATCTCACCATCGTGCATGATAGGGAACACGATACGATCCTCCTTCACATCATACATCAACCCAAGTTCTTCAGCATCAATCTGGTACAACTCAGATGCCCACTCAGCAATGTCATAGGTACGAGGTATGACAAACTCCGGTAGTGAGAATGGCTCATCCTTCTTTGCGGGACGGCCATCTAGCTTGGCACGTATGTCATCCACGGACATAGGCACTCGTGTTGCTCCTTTGACGTTGCACGAAGCCTTGTAGCAATTCCACAGCAGCTTGCCCTCACTATTCGTGATGGTGAATGTCTTGATACCACCACAGTTGGGACAATTCACTCTCTTTGAATCACCTACAGCTAAGTCTACATCAACTATAAGATCACTTACAGTGTTATATATATTATACATGTTATTCACTCTCCTTTGCGGCAGTTGAAGTGCTTGTAGCATGGATTCGACGTTCCGTCAAAGCTAAATTTGCACTCTTCAGTGTATTTTTCATGTACGGCTTCACTGAACTAGGGTTGGCATGTCCTGTAACCGACATAATCTGTGCCATACCGACACCTGCCTCGACCATTTCAGTTGTACCAGTACGGCGTAGGTCAGATAGTCGCAGTTCTTGTGGCAAGCCAGCGTCATCCATCACTCTACGTGCGTATGTGGGCAGCTTGTGTAAGCTGTACGGCCTGAACTCACCCTGAATGGCATACGGACGTGGCGCAACGTACTTTTGGAAGCCGAAGTCTTCTTCTTGCTGCTTCAACATGTCGCATAGGTCATCATCAATAGGAAGATGCACGTCAGCTTTACGCTTTGACTGCTCAATTTGTACAGTTTGGTTATCAAAATTGATACTCTCCCATTCCAGCAGTCGCATGTCACCGAGGCGTTGACACCATGCATACGCCATGTGTGCGATCAGTCCAATGTTACGTGTGCTAAAATCGCTGTAGGCGGCGTCTAGGAACCTTTGGATATCATCCCTACCCCAGACAGTCTTACGCCTCTCAGGCGTCCTTCTACGCACGTTAGCGAAAGGATTTATAATGCACATCTCCATGCGCAAGCCGTGATTGAAAACAATGCACGTTGCTGACATGACATGATTAGCCATATGAATACCTTTCTCGCACCACTGATTGTATGCAACCTTCGCCACACGTGTTGGCAAAGATGTGTAGTCGAAGGTGGACAGAGACTGTCCGTCCACCTCAGTGTTGAGCATTACGCCGATGAAGTATTGATATTGTTTCTTAGTTTCATCACGTAAGTTTCTGTAATCGTAGGATTTGTAGTAATCATCTACGAGTTCAGTAAGCTGCGACATCATGTCACGCTGTCTGAAGTTCAGACAAGGGAACTATTGTCGATGATGACAACTGACGGAACTGCGGGGTAGCAATCCACTTAGCTACCTCTTGTTCACGTGACCACATTGATGTGGCAGCAGTGTCATTGCCTGTGTTCTTCAGCGAGAAGCCGTTACGCTCGTCTGCATAGCTGGCATAGTTCGTGAAGGCAGAGTACAATGCCCACTTGTTGCAGCCACGGTTGGCAACTTCCTGACACCAGAGGCTGTGCATCTTCTGTGACTTACGGTCAGACTTGATGATACTCTCAATCAGAGCCTTCACATTGACAGTCGCAAGGTTGGTCTCAGCCCACTCCTGATACACGTCAGCCGTGTTATGGAAGTCAGAGACCGTGTGCTGAAGTTCGTCAATGAACGTCTCCAGATCAAAGCCGCTGGTGTTCTTACGTTTGATCTTGTCGTAGTCACCAGTGATCATACCGTTGGTGCAGAAGAAGTCGATAGCACCGTAGTAGACCTGATTGGAGCAGCTACCGTCGATACCGTGCAGGGCAATGAGCCGGGGTGCGATGGTGGTCGCATGCTTGTCTGTCTCAATCTTACGAAGGACATTTGGCATACGCATATCCATCTTGACCCACGCATTGTTACGTGCGGTGGCGTAGCTGATGTTCATGCTGTCACAGAACTCCTCTCCAAGATTCTCAGAGATGGCATTGTGCGCACGAGTGAAGAAATCACCGTGGCTGGCACATTTAAAGCCGCTGCCGACGATGCCAAGGTACTCACCCGTGTCACCGTTGATGACATACTTGGACTTGTCATACTTGGTTGGCTCGAACTCCACAGGGAAGTTGATGTGATCAGGAACGATCTCGTTTGCAGTAAAATCAAGAGGCATAGCAGTTCTCCTTTCATGGTTGTTAACTGTTGCTCTGTTATATCACTATGATATCACAAAGTCAACGCTGCTAGTACAAAAAAGATGACCAGTGCGATAATAATATCCACTAATCCCACCTGTAGAACACATGTTCTCCTATCTGTACCACAGGTGTCTTGGTCTCTGCCCATTCGGGCAGGACGTAGGTTGCATGGTAATGTGTGGCACCCTCCACAAAGTCGTCAAGGTTGCCTGTGTGTACACCCTGTGCAATCACAAGGGCTTGCTTCCACGCTGTCTGGTCAGGCGTCTTGTCTGACTTGCCATCACAGTACCAGCTAAACTGACAGCGATGACGAACAGGGAAGTCCGGCTTCCATGAATATGTCGGGCCTTGCATGACCACTTCACATACGTCATCAGGATACCTGTCATCACGCACACGGTTCATCACCACTTGGGCTACCGCAACCTGCCCAATGAAGGGCTGGTCACGGGCCTCGTGGTAGATGTTT